AGTGAGTCTTGTAATCCTTTACGATTAGACATCAATACATTAACACAACCCTCAAATGTTTTAAACTCTTTGTTCGTGTTAATCTTAATTATAGGGTCATCTCCACTCCATGCATAATATAAAAATGCAACTATGAAAAACTTAATTGTCATTTACATATTCCTTTGGTAATGGATAATTTAAGACCATATGAACCCAATCTTCAGCTGTGTTTTCTGCAAGTTGTTCAGTATTCATAGGTTTTGTCGTAATCTTTTTCATACCACCTTTTGTCTTTTTATACATTTCAACAATAAACAATTTTAAGTCATTATCATATAATACTTGTGAGTGTCTATCATTTAACCAATATTTGTGTAATATATCTCTATCCATAAATCTCACCTTGTTCAGTAATTTTTGTTAGTTTATTTTTCTTAATCTTATATTTACTATTCTTTGGTATCTCTCTTGTTCTCAAAACATCTTGTATATAATTCTTAAATAATTCTGCACCTTGAAAACCTTGTGATGGTGGATATAAATTGTCCTCATTCTTCATAAAGAACAAACACATTTTCGCAACATCTTCAAACTTTACTGGTAGTCCATTAAACAACATAATCATATCGTTCTCTTTCTTTCTACCTTTGACAAATTGAAATCTATTCATAATATTCTGCTTTCATACCGTTGTTTTCATGCACGACTTTTGTAAGACCACCTTTAGTTTCTTTGGATTCTTTGAGTTTTCTTTCCCATGCAGTTTCATCTTCTTTTTGTTTTTTACGTCTACTTCTTGTCGTTTTTGTTCTTCGTCTTTTACGTTCTTCTTTGAGTGTAATATTTGCACTAATTAATAACAATACTGCAAGTGGGTCAAATACAAAAACTATGATGATGATGACCCATCTGACGGCATCTTCAATGATAGATTGAGTTGAGTCCCCATAGATGAGTTCTGCAATGTATTTGATGGGCCCAACCTCTGATTCGATTCGTAGTTGTTCTTTTCTAAGGTCGAATTTCTTCTTCGTGAGTTCTGCAATAATCTTTGTTGAGTTTTGAATCGATTGGTTGAGTTCATTTCTTTCTTCCTCTTGTTCTTTTCTTGCATTGAGTCCTTTGGTAACTGCACCAAGTTGAGTATACCTTGCAAGTGTATCGTCTAATAATTTAAGTGAATTTTCTGCACGAAAAATATCTGTTTCGTACCTTTTGATTTGATTTTCTACAGAAACAATCTCAAGTGATTTATCACCAGAGATAGTTGTTTGTTCTATGTGTGCTTTTGATAGGAAACCGAATATACCCATAGATGTAATAAACATCAATATAAATACTGCACTCATTAAATAAGTCTTGAGTATCTTATGTACTTTTTTCCAATAGTGATATAACCAAGATGCAGTAACAAGTTTACCTAACTCTAATACTACACCCATAATTGCAATAGGAATTACAGCAGCAGAAAAGATTGCAATCAATCCAATAATACTATAATATGCAGCTACAGCACTAATCGCAAGAGCAGTAAATAAAGTAATAATACCTAATATCATAAAATCTCGACAGATTGACAACAAAAGGGATTATTATTAATATTTTTCCCCTCATAATATATTTTTGTTTCTGTAACTTTCCGTATATGTCTTGTACCATCTTCATGTTTATCTTGATAGTACCTTACCGTTTCTTCTTTTAGAAGTCGTGGTGTTTCCATACCATCTAACTTATCTTCATCAAGTTCTGGAAACAAAAACGGTTGTTCTGACAATGGAAATTTAAATGGAAGTGTCATTTTTTAAATCTCACAGTATATGACTTACCATCATAATTAAAAGTAATTATTGAGTGAGAATAAATTGTTTCCATAGACTCTTTGTATCTTGTTAAATTTTTACATACAAGTTCAGTACCATCTTTTGCAGTACTGTTTTGATGTCCTAACATACCACCAATAATAGCACCAGCAGTTCCACCGTCTGGTAGATTCTTAGTTACATTATTACCGATAATACCACCAATAATTGCACCCATAAGCGCATCACCAGTTTTATCACCAGACACTTTTCTTTCAGAACAAACTTCTACATTATAAGGTGTTCTTTTGATAACTGTTTTTTGATAATCTTGAACATCAACATTATACGGTTGAGTTGCATTTGCAGTTGTGCATGATGCCATGATACACATAAAAAAAATTGCAATTAAAGATATTGTTAAATATGCTTTTCTTGGTTCTGGACTATAGCTCATTTTTATTTCTCCCATACTACTATATAACAACCCTTATCATATGAAGAGATAGGGCCTGCTCCTCGTTTAATGGTGAATACAGTTTCACCCTCTATCCACCCTTTGTAAATACCACCATGATTGTTTGCAAAGAATTTTGCAATTCTATCATTTCTAAATCTCATTATCCTAGAATACTTCATACACCCAACACCGAACCTATAGATTTCTCATCAGTTGGTAATGACTTACCCTCTCTTAAATGTGTTTCTACTTGTTCAAAATAGAAAGCAGCATCCTCGTGTCCATATTCTTCAAGAAGTTTCTTTGCACCCTTGAAAAATGTTACTGTCTGCATACCATTACTTTCACCTATAGATGCAGACTTCCATTTACCTCGTCTTTGATTACTCATCAATTTACCTCATTACGATTTAATTGTCTAACTAATGCATTAATTACTGTAGTCCAATAATTAACACCCCACTCACTACCAGAAGTTTTGCAGACATCCATAGCAAAATAAGCATTATCAATACGTCTTGTTAATTCGTTGTCCATAATATATCCTTTGTTAATGACATTGCTGCACTTTTAATTCTGTTAGTATAATTAATACCATATCCAGTTCCTGCTGTCAAGTCGCTCTTTGACACTAAATCTTTATTTATGTGTTGAACTTCGTCAAACTTGTCATGTAGTGTTTTACACAACTTATCAAACTCTGAATCATCTATCAATGATATATTCTTTTCATAATAAAGATATGAGAACATAAGATAATATGGTACTAACATATTTGGATTTTTATCCCAAATCCTAATCACTTGATTTCGCTTTCTCAAGGTCTTTCTCAAGTTTCTTTTCATTATCTTTAATGAATTGTGGAACTCCAATACCTAACTTTAACAAACCAGTTTGTATTGTTAAGTTCTCAATTAGTCTACCTTGTAAACTAGTGACATCACTAAAACCTTGTAAATTACTCATTACATTTTCCTTTCTCTAATTTCTTTCATTCTAAATACCGACTTAATCCATTCTTCAGGCGACAATATATGATTACTCGTTGTAATCTTTAGTTTCGCATCTTTGAAACTCTTCTTGAGAATATTACCAAACTCTTTACTAATAAACATTGATGCAAGTTTGATTACATCTCTACGAAAACCTATATCATGATGCATATTACCACATAAGTGTGCGAACTCATGAATAACTGTATAAGGACAGTTGTATTCTTGTAACTCCATTGCACCATACCAAGTAGCACGACCAGCAGTTGCACCACGAAAACTTTTCTTTACAAGAGTTGGATAATAATTTTTCTTAGTTGAACCAACTTCGTTCTCACATAACTTTTTATAAGTCTTGGATTTTGCAATCTTATTGAAAAGTTTTTGTGTACCTTTCCAATTGAGTATTGCAGTTTTTTTATTGTTTGGATATAGTTTCCTATATTCTGCAAGAGCAGCAAACTCTGCATTGTAAGTCTTTTGTTTACCACTATCTTTGTAGTTTGCTTTACCAGACTTAATTGTTTTCTGTTTCTTTGCATAATAGTTTGCATACTTGTTTGCATAATCATGACCCATAATAGGTAGAGCCTTCTGATATACATCTGTGGTACTAATACCATTAATCATATTGTAAGTTACACTCAATGCGACACCTCTTCAAACTTCTTTTCAACCAAATTTTCAACCAAACTGTCAATCACACTATTACCCTCAAGACCAGCTTTTTCAAGTGCATCTTGAAATTCATCAACTGTCATTGAACCTATCTCTTCACAAATGTTCTCTTTGATGATATCATTTTGTAAATTACTCATTAACCAAACTCCCTCTGAACTGAACCATAATTCTCATTGAAACCACCCTCTTCGATAGGTGTTTCAAGACACTTCTGAGCAGACTCTTGTGTCATGTATTCTGTGTACCTATCGTAAGGAACAATCATACCACCACAATCTTCGTCTTTACAGACCTTACCAACATACCAACCAGCAGCAGAAGCCATGACGATTGGTTCTGAGACTTCCATCATCTCACCATAGACGTTGACTTTTTCAAACTTGATTTCTTTAATGTCTTTTGCAAATTTCATATTTTACTCTCTTTCTCTTGATTACATATATAATATAACATTGTTTTAATAACAAAGTCAAGTCATTTTTTAAGTTATTGATTTTATTACATTTTTTTGAGAGTATTTTTTACCTAAATATTTTTTTAATTAAGGTGATTCGCTAATGATTCGTTTAACAGAAAACGCAATAGAATACTTAAATAGTATTAAAAAAGACGATTATGTAACTTTGGGAGTACAAGGTGGTGGTTGCTCTGGTTTTACATATGTGTGGGATTATATGAAAAATTGGCCTGATGTTAAGTGGAGTAAACCATACGAAGATTGTTTAGTCTTAGACCCTATGGCTGAAATGTTCGTTGCTGGTTGCACTATAGATTATATTACAGAACTTGGTGGTTCATATCTAAAAGTTATAAATCCTAATGCAACTGCATCATGTGGTTGTGGTGAAAGTTTCGCAGTATGATTATCTACGTCTTTGTGCAAGTTCTGATGCAATCCAACGAACTGCTTGAGGTTTAGTTGGTTTACCCTTTATCAATCCTCTGATTCTTTTAGTTGCATCTGCAAATAAATCACTATCTGACACACTCACATTATTGTCAACAATTACAAAATTCTTTCCACCAAATAGTCTTTGAAATGCACCAATATTTTTTTGTACTGCGTTCCACATAGCTTCAACTGCTTTTGGTTGAAGTTTTCTTTTTCTTTGCATATTTCTTTCTTGTGCAATTTCTAAAGATGTGTTTACAAATATCATATATGTGTCATAACCTATTTGGTCAAGTAGTCTCTTTTGTCTACCAATCTTATTTACATCTTTTCCAGTACCATCAATTATGACACCTAGTCTACCATCAACCCATAAATCTTGTCTTTTACTTGTAAGTTTTTTTGCCTTACCTCTTATGTCTTGACCTTTGTCTGAAAATATATCCTCTGGTTTACCAGCGTCTAGTCCAGCATCTTCTAGTTTCTTTTCAAATATATCATCACTATTAAGAATTTTCATACCTAATCCACCAGTCGTTTGTCTTACAACAAATGACTTACCAGACCCAGGCCCTCCAGCAAGAAATACTGCTTTAAATATGTTGGGGTCGTAAACTCCCTCTTGTATTTGTAAAAATGTTTTCATATTTGTCTCGATACAACTCTTTTATCGTATTTATCTGTTCTTCCGTCATAGGTTCAATCGTTCTCTCTTGTCTTTGTAAATTAATAAATTTCTTCAGTTTAAGTTTGGTTTTACTTGTCATAGTTATTCCTCTTGATTGATTGTTGTCATAACGAAATGTGAGTTGCTCCTTTCTAAAGTACTATTGACTCTGGTTTCAATTTGTTTGAATAATCAACCGTACCACTTGGTATTTCAGTTGACACACTTTCTTTGATGCAAGACATATACATCATATGTGTTTGTTCCTCGCCAGAGTTGTTAAATTCGTGTCTGATTTTTGTGATAAGATATTTACCACTATAGTTGGGGTCATTTTTTCTATTAGTCACAGATGAAGATGCTCCAATCGTAACATTAATTGTGTCACCAGCTTGAATAAAAGTATTACCAGCGACAGTCATATTTAGTGTAAAAGAGTTTTGTAACTGTTTCATTCTTGAATTTCTTCTCATAACAATATTTTCTAAGTTATCATATTTAAAACTATATTTACCAAGTTCTTCAAAATTTTGACCAGATGATGAAATAGTTACATATTTTTTAGATGTAGAAAAATCTCCTATACCTTTATTGTTGTGAATATCTTTTGATTTAGATACCATAGGTGCTTTATTTAAGTGTGTATCCTCATCAAAATTATTAAAGTAATTATATGAGTAATTATATAATGATTTGTTGTAAATATCATGCACCGTCATATTTGATGAAAAAACACCATTCATTGTATTCTTAATTGTATCTCTGGGTGATACAACATTAAACTCGTTAATAGTTTGTAAATTATTAACAATATTTTTTGCACCAGATTTTTCTAATTGGTCTGGTACATTTTCTTCATAATCAAATACTGGTTCTTGTGAACATAATCCATCTATACTTCTGTAATTAAATCCTTTTGTAGTTTCGTAAAACAGATAGGAGGGTGATAGTTTATAATTCTTTGAATTAGATTGTTTTGATAACATACTAAAACAAGAAAATGGTGTAACATTTGGAAAAATAAACTTCTTCAGTCCAGTTGTTTCTTCTATATTAATTGGTCTTTTAGAACCTATATAAGATTCATCTCTAAATATCTTTTCTAGTATTTCTGAACATGAACCACGATATGCTTTAGATATTTTTACCCTTGCATTTCGATATGCCTCTTGAGAGGTAAAATGTAGAGTTATCATAGTTGAATTTTCAGACTCACCCATGAAGTTACCTATCTTATATAAGTCTAAGGGTGTTTTAGTAAAATCTATTGTTGTAGTGGGTTTCTTATCTTTTTGTGGTGTTGTGAGTAAAAGTTTAAGTTTTTCTTCACCCAGAATAGGTGCATTGTTAACAACGTCTGTAGTATCATTTATTGTTATGATACCAGATATTGTTTCAGTAAATATATTTTCAAAAATACTTATGTTTTCAATTACATTTTTAATGTCAAACTCTATACCTTTGGTTGACATTATACTGCATTTTTTGATATCATATTCACCAGCGTATTGATTACCAGCTGACATTATAAGACCTCATCTACTTTTTCTTCAAACTCATCAACAAAGTTACCTATGAACTCTGGTTTAATAAGTCTAATTCTTCTTATCTTATCTTGTATTCTTGTTTCATATGTGTAATTAGATACTAATGTTGCACTAGGATAATCAACTATGTTTAAACCTACGTCTATTGTCTTTGTTGTATCACCAGAAGTTGCATTTATTTCATAGTGATGTACTCCAGCAGGGTTGTCATATTTGTCATTGACATATTCTTCAAACCTTTGAACACTCATAGGCCATTCACTATAATAATCAGTAATATTATTTGCAATCATGATTGTCCAATGTAACTCTGGGTCATCATAATATTTGTGTGCAATCATCTCTGGTGTTTCACCATCTTGCACATCATAGTAATCATATGCAAATATATCGTCTTGAATATCATCTCTTAACTTTACACGAGTCATAATGTTTGTTAGTAAATCATATTTACCATCACCTTTACTATCGTAGTATACTTTTGGTAATATTTCAAAGTAAGACATATTAGAATCCTGCTGCTATTCGTTCTCTTGTGATAAGTTCCAACTCTCTAAATTGTAAACCTAAAATTGTTTGGACTGGTGGAGCTCCGTCATCAGTCGGTCTAAAAAACTGTGTTCTCTCACCACCATATGTTACATCACAACTTTCAAGAACACAAGTAGATACTTTATTTAAAAACATATTTTCTTGTTGTTTTCCAGTAATTCTATATTCAATATCAAATGTTGCTGGTACAACAAATACTCTTGATGTATTAGCTGCACCCTCAAAACTAGGTGACATATAAAACCTAAACATATTTACAATTTTTCTAATTGACTGTGCTTCTGCTTCTGACTTTGGCATCATTGTGAATTGATATTGAAAACTTCTTTTACTTAGACCTCTAAAAACAGTTTCCATTCTATTACTAAAAACTTTTCCTGCTTGTATTTCTGCAAGTGCTTTAGCGCCTGGTGCAATTTGATTTATAGCATCTTTAGTGACTTGTTGTAAACTTTCTTTTAATGTTCCTTTTACTGAATTAAATGCTGCTTCAAAAGAACCACCACTAGTAAATGTTGTTCCAAACTCACTCAATAATTTTGCAATACCACCTATCTCTTGGTCACTATAATCTGCTTTTGTGTTAACAGCTACAGTTGCAGGCATATACATACATATTGAACTATTTAATCTTTTGGTAGGTGCTCTTGTAACACTTATTGTTGAACCACCTCTTTGATTTACTGGTGCGGCACCACCCTCTGCAAAATTAATTGGATTTGGAACTTCTTTAAATACTGTTTTAGTAGATGTACCAAAATCACTATAATCACCAGTTGGTACTTCTTGTTTTTGTATTTTTGTATTACCACCAAATGTTACATTTGCGTGTTGTTGTTCGTTGATAAAAAACTGAATATAATGTCCTTGACCTTGACTTCCTAAATCTTCTGGAAAGATTATAGTTTCACCTTGAAATGGGTTTTGTTTGACAGAGGAAAATGCAGACTGCATTACACCACCCATACCGTTAGGTAGTTTATTAGTTAGAGAGCTTAAGTTACCCAACGCACCACTTAATTTTCCAGTAGCACGATTAATTGCAGTACTTTTAATTTCTTTTAGAAATCCACGCATCTGTATAAATATCCTTATAGTTATATAGGTGATAATGATGGCATATCGTGGTAGATACTATCCAACAAACCCTAAAAAATACAAGGGTGACCCCTCTAACATTATTTATCGTTCTTTGTGGGAAAGAAAGTTTATGGTTTATTGTGATAAGAATGAAAAAATATTAGAGTGGGGTTCTGAAGAGTTTTTTGTACCATATCGTTCTCCTCTTGATGGAAAGATACATAGATACTTTCCAGACTTCTATGTAAAAGTAAAAACACCAACTGGTTCTAAAAAATGGGTTGTTGAAGTAAAACCTAAAGTACAAACTAGACCACCAAGAATTCCAAAAAGAAAAACTAAAAGATATCTAAATGAAGTTAGAAACTGGGCCATCAATGATGCAAAGTGGAAAAACGCAATAGAGTTTTGTAAAGATAGAAATATGGAATTTATTATCCTAACAGAAGATGAATTGAAGGTATAAATATTACTATGAATAAAGAACGAAATAAAATTATGGCACAAGTTGTCAAAAACTTAGAACAAGTTTATGACCCAGAGATGCCTAGTATTTCTGTTATACATTTAGGTCTGATATATGATATTGAAATATTAGAAAATAATACTGTGGTAAAAATAACACATACTCTTACAAGTGCATTTTGTCCTATGGCAGATGAGATAAATCAAAACATACAAAAGGCTGGTATGGTTGATGGTGTAAAAGAAAGTATTGCAAACTGTACTTTTCAACCACCATTCTCTATGGACATGGTGCCTGAAGAAACTAAAATGGCGATGGGTTGGACATAATGGCTGAAACTTATTTTGACCAAATATCTGCACAAATTAAAACTGGTAAAGAACCATATCAATGGTATCGTAATCGTATTAAAGAACTTGGAACACCGTCAGTACCAGAATTACTGCGTTCTGGTCAACTTGCAAACAGACCTCATGCTGGTTTCCTAAATATGTTTGTGTATTCTCCTAAGTTTGCAAAGACATTACCATATTATGATACTTTTCCATTGATTATGTTTCTTAGAGGTGCAGAGGGTGGTTTTTATGGACTAAATTTTCATTATTTACCATATGCGTTAAGAGCAAGACTTTTAGATGCAGCTGGTCAAAATAGGTTAAGTGTTAAAGCAGTTGAAAAAAGTCCACTTACAAAACCTACTATAAAGAGATATTTGTTTGGATATGTTAGGTCAATGTTTAGAAGAATAGATACAGAGGATAATTTGACTGCAATCATGTTACCAGTTCAGAGATTTAAGAAAGCATCAGAGTCAAGAGTTTGGGGTGACTCAAGGAAGATAATTTAATGGCTAAATTTGATTTCAATAGTTTACTAGGAAGTTCAGTATTCAGTAGTCTTAATTCTTTTTTAAGACATAATGCATCTGATGAGGGTTTTCAAAAAGGTAATCGTTATGAAGTTGTTATAGGATTACCATCTGGTGCATCTGGTGAATCTGCATCTGGAGATATGGGTGCTGGAAAATCTGCAACAAATGTTACTTCAAATTTAGGTTCAGAGGTTGCTAGACGAATATCATTTCGTTGTAGTAGTATATCAATTCCAGATAGAACACTAACTGGTGCAAGAAATACAAACGTATATGGGCCTTCTCATGAGATAGTAAGAGAACAAACATATGGTTCAGTTCAAGCAGTATTTTATCTTGGAACAGATTTAGGTGAGAGATACTTCTTTGAAGAGTGGCAAAAATGCACATTCAATCCAGAAACTTACAATTTAAATTATTACAAAGAGTATGTTGGAAGTGTTGACATCTTTGCATTAAATGAACAAGATGAAAGAACTTTTGGTGTTAGACTAGAGGAAGCATATCCAGATACAGTTGGTGCAGTTGCATTTAGTCATGAAAAAGTATCTTCAGTAAACACAGTTTCAGTAGGATTTAAATATAGGTATTTTAGGAACTTATCGTCTGAGTCGGTTTCAAGTAAACCACCAACAGAAAGTACATTGTCAGACTTAATTAAGAATTCTGTTGCACGACAATTACAGATTAAAGTTCCACAAGTAATAAGGCGATTATTTTAGTATTAGATAGGAGATTATAATATGGCTTTACCACAACTCAATAATCCAACGTATGAGTTGAATTTACCCTCGACTAAACAAAAGATTTCTTACAGACCTTTTTTAGTCAAGGAACAAAAAATATTGATGATGGCACAAGAAACAAACAAATCATCTGACTTAATTAAAGCAACTAGTGATATTGTTAAAACTTGTACCTTTGGTGCGATTAGGAAACCAGAAGATTTACCAACTTATGATATGGAATATCTCTTTTTAAAAATTAGAGGTAAATCAGTAGGTGATAAAGTAACTCTAAATTTGTTATGTCCAGATGATGAAAAAACTAGGGTTATGACTGAAATAGATTTAAATGATGTTAAATTGAAGGGTGAACCTAAAAAAGAAGAGGTAATACAACTGACTGATGATATTGGTATTACATTAACATATCCAAAAGTAAAAGACCTTATGGGTATTGATACAGATGCATCAGCAGTCAAACTTACTTTTGATGTTATCGCATCAACAACAAAAAATATATATGATAAAGATAATGTATATGAGGACTTTACAAAAGAGGAATTATCTGATTTTATCGATTCATTGAACTCTGAACAGTTTGAAAAGATACAACAATTTTATGAGGGAACACCAAAATTATCTCATAAAGTAAAAGTGAAAAATCCCAAGACTGAAGTCGAAAGTGAGATTGAAATAGAAGGACTGCAAAGTTTTTTAGAGTAGCCCTTTCTCATGACAGTCTTGGTAATTATTATCAGACAAACTTTACTATGATGCAACACTTTAATTATAGTTTAGGTGAATTAGATAGTATGATACCGTGGGAAAGGGAAATTTATGTAGGAATGTTAGATAACTACATAAAAGAAGAGAATGAAAGATTGCGAAGAGAGTCAGAAAAGAGGGGATACTGATGAACGCAGAAATCAAAACTGTAGACCCAGAGGTCGCAGCTAAAGATAGAAATGGTGACGGTCACATTTCAAAACAAGAAATGGAGATGGATTTGGAATTTAAAAGAAAAGAACTAGAAGATGCAGATGCTCGTAGAGATGCAATGCGTAAGATGACATGGTTTGCATTGATGGGTATGTTGTTATATCCATTAGGTATTTTAGTTACGTCAATGTTAGGATACGAAGGTACTGCAAAAATTATTGGTGATATTGCACCTACATATTTTGTTGCAATCTCAGCATTAGTTGCAGCTTACTTCGGTGCAAATGCATATGTAGATAAGAAGAAGTAAAATGGCAGATTTAGTCCAAGTAACCAATCAATTAAAAACTCTGAATGAAAAAACAGAAAAACTTACTACTATTATATCAGCAACTAATACAAGCACACAAGAAGCTGCACAAGTAGAGGTACAAACAAATACAGAAGTAGTAAAAAATGATGATGCAGTTATAGACGGACAAAATGAAACAAATGACAAACTTGGATTTTTAGGTAAAACATTTCAAAAAATAAGAAGTTTTTTGCCTGGGAAGGCAGAGAAAAAAGAATCAGACCAAAAACAAGAAAATATTTTTAATAAAATTGGTGGATTTTTAAAAGAAAATACAAAAAACTTTAGAACATTTTTTTCAGACTCAACTAAAAGACTAAAAGATAGTGGACTAATGGCACTTAAAGGACTTGCGATAGGTGGTTTGTTACTTGGTGTTATGGCATTTTTAAATAGTCCATACTTTGATATGTTATTAGATATGTTACCAAAGATTGGTGCAATGTTTGATAATCTTGTAAAAGATGTAAGAACATTTATGGAAAATCCAACTTTTATGGGTTTCCTAAACATATTTGGTAATAATGGATTGTTAATTGGTGGAATTGCAGCTCTGATTGCATTGTTTAATCCATTTGGTATAAGAACAATTCTTACAACTGGTGTGGGTCTTGCTTTCAAAGCATTAGTTGGAATATTTAAAATAGGAAGTCCGTTTGTGAAAGGACTATTTGGTCTAGGGAAGCGTTTTGCTGGCCCAGCGTTATCAAAAGTATTTGAATTTGTAAAACTTGGGTCAACAAAATTATTTGATGGTATTAAAAATATTGGAAGTCGATTAGGTGCAAGGGGAAAAGGTTTAGCAAGTAGAGTTTTTAGTGGTCTATCAAAAGGTATTAGTAGTCTTATGAATGGTATCAATACCGTTGGTAGTAATCTTACAAAAACTGCAAGTAAAATGGGTGCTCTAGGTAATAAAGCAGGAACAAGTATTTTTAGTAAGTTAGGTAGTGTTGTTAAAGGTGGTGGAAAGTTACTTGCTGGTGCTGCTAAGTTTGCTGGCCCAGTTGGTTTATTAATTACTGGTACAATGGCTGCTATAGATGGTGTTACTGCTGGTGTAAAAGAATATAATAAAGAGGGTTCTACTGCAATGTCAGTTG